GCCGCTTTTGTAGGACCAGCCGCTTTTGTAGGACCAGCCGCTTTTGTAGGACCAGCCGCTTTTTCAGCAGCAGCTTTTTCAGCAGCAGCTTTTTCAGCAGCAGCTTTTCCAACAGTGAAACTTTCGAATAAACCATTTGTTATATCTAATATAAATTGATTAGTAAACTGCCATATTAGTGTAAAAATAATAGCGTGTGCTAATGTTCTTACCATCTTAGACATTTTAAACGGAAGATTGATCAATAGCCCGGGCGTAAGAAGTAAAAAAAGTAAAAAAACGTATACAGTCGATAAAATATTCATTATGATTTTATATATATACTTTATAAATATTATAAATACAAACTCCTTCACTAAAGTTCCGGAGTTCGGTCGCTCACCTACGCCTAACGGTTCCGGCTCGCTCCATTCAACATAATTAAAATTAAAATTAAAATCCAGCATCGTAGTCATCATCACAATCACCCATATTGGTAGAATGGATATTCGCAATATTATTTTGAATAATGATCTTACTCTTGGAACATATATCAGATTGATCTTCCATCAGACCAAACGCACGTTCTATTTCCGTTTTTTTATCGAGAGTATCGACGATCGCATCATCTAACAATTCCATTTCTTTCATATCTAGTACCAAATTGAAAGCACTTGTACCATAGTATCCATATTGTCCGCACATAACATTTGCCGATACGCCACGCATATGATCGAAATCGCCGTGTCTCGCCGCATCCAGCAATACTTCGGTATGAACCTCAAATGTAGCTTTTGCGACAGGACCAACGTTATCGTTTAATAATCCTGAACGGAAAATGGGAACCATATCTCTATTGCACGTCATTCGGTCGCACAATAAACTTAAGTGATGGTAATTAATATAAACATCACTAAATTCCATAACTTCTACCAATTCATTATATATCATTTGTCGCGCGGCTTCGATTCCTAAAACATCGAACACTTCGCGAATATCATTACTAAACGTTCGAGTTGAATCAATAAAGTCAATCGCCAATGTTTCTAATAGATTCGATCCGGTCGTATCTAATACCCAAATATCCTTTTTCACAAATTTACCGTCTTCTTTGACAACCGAATTTTGCACCTTACGAGCCAATACATTTTTGATGCCATTTACACCGCGTAATACAATATTATTGAGAAGAGCGTCCTGGAAATTGCGCAATAAATATATTTCATCAGATTGGTCGAGTGTTTCGGCAACGCCTCGTTTTTTTGATTTACTAAATATACTATTATTCATACGCAACCGAAACACCAATTTATCGCTGTTGAAATCGGAAAATACGCATGTTATATCATTACCGTAAGAACTATTGGTAATGGCAAAGTGAATGTCATCCATTGTAATGTTCTTATCAAGAAGACTTTCGGCGTCCATTTCCATACGGACGATCCATTTCGATTTTTGAGGAGCGTTTGCCGGGTTGGCATCACTCGTTTCCATACAATCCGACATTAGCTTTTCAAACTCGTAATATTGTTCGAGCAATAATTTATCTTCATCGATGTAAGTCGACTGTGAATTGGGGTCGAAACATATTTGAATAGATTTAACTACATCAACGAGTTTGGTATGTTCCATCATTGATACGTATGTTGTCGCCTTTTCTTGCTGCGTTTCGTCAATCGATTTGAGATGAACGGTTAGTGATGGATGTTTTGGGTTGCGAGTCAACCGCAAAATTTCTTCAATTCTGGGGACACCACGGGTGACATTAGATTTAGATGCAACGCCACTCAAATGGAACGTATTCAAGGTTAATTGTGTGGTAGGTTCTCCAATCGATTGTCCGGCAATTACACCCACCATTTCACCGGGATGGACGATGGCTTCTTTGTGTTTCAAAACGATTGTTTCTAACAGCACAATCAGTGCTTTGCGGTGGAATCGTTTCATTACGAGTAATTCTTTGGGTGATAAATAATAATAGTACATCGTTTTGAATAATTCGGTTAATGGCGAAAATGTCATTTGGTTCATTTTGTTGAAATATTCTTCGACCAATTCAAACGCTTCCAATGGCGTAATATCAACGGTAGAATTTACGCCCAACCCCATTTGGCCTTGAATATTGATAATTATATTTTGAAAAGATACAGGCAAACGTACAGTATTTTCATTTTTATTTTTGAATACAGTAGCGACGATATTGTCCCGTGCTTGGATCATCTGATTGATATAGGTTTGGCATTTTAGTTTGGTTTCGTCCTTTTGTTTTTTGAGGCGTGAAATAGTGCCTTTTGTATAAATACTCAGGAGTTCATTATATTGTTCGTTGATTCCAATGATATCATAATGCATATAGATATCTTCGATACTCATTCCAACAAGAGGGATCGTTTGGTTTTCAGTGCGCGTCGAATCATATCCGTCATCGCCATATGCAAACTGTATGATTTTCCCTTTGCTGTTTCTAACCGTCATATCGTATTCGACCTTGAGATCTTCCAGACCCTTAATCAACCGACGCTGAATATATCCAGTTTGCGATGTTTTGACAGCCGTATCAATGAGACCAATGCGGCCACCCATCGCGTGAAAGAACAATTCCGGTGCAGTAAGTCCAGAAATATACGAGTTTTCGATAAATCCGCGAGCATTGGGTGAGTCGTCGAATTTGTTGAAGTGAGGCAATGTGCGACTGTCAAATCCGTACGGAATTCTCTTACCGTCGACGTTTTGTTGGCCGAGACACGAAATCATTTGTGAAATATTAATGAGCGATCCTTTCGAACCGGACGTAACAATCATAAGGAAACGGTTATTTTTGCTGAGACTTTTACGTCCGATTTTGCCGGATTGTTCGGTCGCTTTATTCAACAAATTATTTACATTGTTTTCAAATTCGGCAATATTCGTGTTTGCCGTGTTATTTTCGAAAATGCCGAGATGCACTTTATCGACAAGTGCTTGCACCTCACTCTTTTGAGTGGTAATAACTTGAATGATTTGTGATTGAGTATTTTTGTCTGCAATCAAATCACTAATACCGACACTAAATGAACTTGATTTCATATATTCCGTAATAACATTTTGAAGGTCATCATTGAAATTAGAACAGGCCATATTGCTGAAATCATTGCATACGCGGTGAAGAATGCCTTTCGTAGTTGAACCGAGCACCGATTTTTCGAGCTGGCCGCGAATATATTTCCCCTTGCGAATTTCGAGAACATTGTTGGATGTTTTGTAATCTTCGTCTTCTTCGAACAATTTGGTTTTATAAACCATCGTAAGAGGCGGCATAATTTGGGATAATACGTCGAAACTGGACAATTTGTCGCCCTTTTCGCGAATCGCATTCACGTCAACGCGCGGAAACATCATTAGCAGATTCATTGCGTCGCGTGGCGAAAATGATACATTTGGCCTGGTAAATCGGTAAGAACCTAGCAGCGAATCCTGATAGATGCCGATGATCGGTGAATTGCTCGCCGGACTGATGATTTGGTATGGAATGGCAGCCAAATGTCGCAATTCGGTTTCTGCCAACACATTCTGGGGCATATGCATATTCATCTCATCGCCGTCAAAATCCGCATTATATGGCTTGGTATCACCGACGTTCATACGGAAAGTATCGCCGACTTTCATAATTTTTACAATATGACACATCATACTCATTCTATGCAAACTAGGTTGTCTATTGAATAAAACGGCATCTCCGTCCATCATATGACGATGGACAACATCTCCGTTTTCCAATCGGATCGAGCCGCGGTCAACATATCGCAGTGAAATATGTTCGCCGTTTTTTCGTTCTAATATTTTGGCACCGGGATATACCTCGGGTCCATTTTCAATCAGTTTCATCAAGAATTCGCGATTGCGGTCATTTACAGTAACGGGCTTTGTGATATTTTTGGCGATTTTGAGAGGAACGCCCAGTTGTCGAATAGATAAATTAGGATCGCCGGTAATAACGGAACGCGCACTGAAATCCACGCGTTTGCCCATTAAGTTGCCGCGGATTCGACCATTTTTACTATTTAAACGGCCCATAATGCACTGGAATGGACGCCCAGAACGCTGTGCCATCGGAGCAATACCTTTAATTTTATTATTGACCACCATCGCAATGGAATGTTGCAAAATATCAGTCCAACCATCTTCGATTACATCAGAATGGCTTTCGGGATTCGACATTTTTTCACGCAATGTATTATTGTATTTAATAATATTACTGTAAATATGGGTTAAATCGTCTTCACTTCGTTGTTGCGCATCGTGTTTCACTGATGGACGTACTGCAGGAGGAGGAACGGGTAATACTTGGCAAACCATCCAGTCGGGTCTAGACCATATTGGACTAAATCCCATAAATGAAACGTCATCATCCGAAATACGTTTGAAAATTTTCAGTATAATTTCGGGGGTTAATCGCATATTCACACGTTTTGATTCATTCGCATCATCCGTTTCGATATTTTCCCATATTGCGAATATTTTCGCCATCCCTTCCAATTTGATTTTATCTGGCTGTCTGCAACCGCACCCATCGTCAGTTGATTCGCCACAACGTTTGATTTTTGCAGCCAAATGAGAAACATATTCCCAGCGTGCGTCCGCCGGCTTTGATAATATATGCTTATGTTGATTTTTATTAATGAGTAATTTACTGCATTTAAAACACACACATCTACTTATTTTCATTATTTCCTTTAAATGTTGGATAAAGAATACGGGTTTTGCCAGTTCGATATGTCCAAAATATCCGGGTGTATCGATGTATGTCATACCGTCAGTTGGACATACAGAACCAGGTTCGAGAACACCCATTCGTGGATCGAATAATCCACCGATTACAGGTTTGTTATTGATATATGTGTCGCGCGATGTTACTTCTACTACTGAATTTTTTCGGATTTCTTCAGGAGATAACATACTAAATTGTATTCCAATGATTTTTGATGGAGCTTTATATTCACTCATTTTTGATTTTTGCGATGAGGTCGACATTGTTGCTATTATTATATAATAATGTATATTTTATATTGTTTTAAATCAATTTTCTGAAATGTGGAAATATAAAACGCAACAATAATATATTTATTCAAATGGTATAAATATATTATAATATATTTTGTATCCAACTACTGCTTATATAATGCCAAAATTAAATAATGATAAAAAGAAACAATCCAAATATAATCTCCGTAATAAATTGAAAAAGGGAAAGGCGGACCCAGAATCTGATCGTGATTCAGATGAAGAAACTATATACGATACGTGTACAGATACCGATTCTTCTTATCTTCCACCAAGTAAATCAAAAAAAAATAAAAAATCGAAAAAACGTGTTGTTGAATCGGATTCAGAAGAAGACGATGACGATGATTCAGACGAAGACGATGATGAATCGGATGACGAAGACGAATCTATTGATTCGGATGCAGAATTAGATGAACGCGAATTGCGTAAATTATTATCAAATATATTTCCATCAAAACATATGAATAAAAAAGTGGCAGCGGATAAAAAACAAACAAAACGTGAAATGAAATCAAAAAAGGGATATAAAAAGTCAAAAAATAATAAAAACAAAATCAAAAATAAAAACAAAAATAAAAAGGTTGAATCAGATGAAGAATCAGAAGATGACGAATCAGAAGATGAAGAATCAGAAGATGACGATTCAGAAGAATCAGACGACGATGCAGATGATGAGGACGATGACGATGATGATGAGAATGAAGGGGCTGAATTTAAATTTATTATAACAACATCTGGGAATCCGGGTGGAAATAATTGGAATGAAGAAGATGAAGATGCGATTAACGATGACGAGAATGAAGAATGTGATAGTGAAGATGAAAAGACGTTTATGAAAGAAAAATATGAACCTAATGTTGAAATTGATCAAACTGAAAATAATATTAAAATAGAAATGTTGGATAATGATGATAATAAAACAGGTGATACCAAAAATGAAAAAACGGGCAAAAATGAAAAAACGGGCAATGGGAAAAAATGTAAAAAAACGAAAAAAAATGATAAAAACAATAAAAATGATGATTCGAATGCAAATAAATCCGATGATTCTGATCATATTACCGATGTAGAAGCTGAATATTTGGAATTGGTTGAACTAAAAAAACATTTGTCGGAAAAGTTGAAGAAAAAACCAAAGAGTAAGATTTTGCAACACGCAGTTGAAGAATGCCGTGAATCTATCAGTAAATTGGTAAAAAAATCACGTATGAAGAACGCGAAACATTATTATAAATTGGTAAACAATGATCAAAAGCCGCAAAACGAAATTGATTATTTTAAAAAAAAGCTTTCGAACAAAGAACAGCTTCGCATTATGAAACAGATGAAGGAAATAAACGACCATATTTATGTCGAAAAACCATATCGTCTGGCGCTTCTGGATTCAAATATTCCGGCGAAATATAAGGCAACCGTTATGCAAAAGCTGAATATTTTACGTTCGATGGAACAAGGTGATCCCGAATATTATAAAATCAAAAATTGGGTGGATACATTTATGCGCGTGCCGTTTTCCACGTACAAAAATTTGTCTGTAAATATCAACGACGGGATTGATGTATGCAGTGCATTTATGGAGAAGTCGAAACTTATATTGGACGATTGCGTGTATGGTCTCAATGATGCAAAAATGCAAATTTTACAAATGGTTGGTCAATGGATTGCAAATCCCAATGCAATGGGAACGGCCATTGCGATAAAAGGTCCAATGGGTACGGGAAAGTGCCACGGTATCAATACTCCAATATTAATGTACGATGGTTCAATTAAAATGGTCCAAGATATTCGTATTGGTGATGTAGTAATGGGCGACGATTCTACCCCCAGAAACGTTCTAGGTTTGGGTAGAGGTGAAGATGCAATGTACGAAGTGTTGCCAAATAAAGGTGATACATATATCGTAAATTCAGAACATATTTTATGCTTACAACAATCTGGAAAAGGGTGTATTAAACTCGTCAAAAATGTAGATGGATCAACGTCGTATAAAACGATTCGTTTTAATAAATTTTCTTATAAATTAATGTATAAAAGCTATGATAATGTAGAAGATGCTGTAAATTATTTGAATTTATTTTCAGAGGATGATAATATTGTTGAAATATCGGTGAAAGATTATTTGCGATTATCAAATCATATTAAAAATGATTGGTTAAAGGGATATCGCGCCGGTGTAGAATTTCCTTATAAATCCGTATTGGCACCATATCTGATCGGATTATGGTTAGGCGATGAAACGTCGATCACTCCAGAGCAAAAAAATATTATTTTGGATGTATTATATGAGAATAAATTGGTCCATAATAACCATATCCCGGATGATTACAAAATAAATGATAGAAATACGCGATTGCAATTACTCGCGGGATTACTCGATACGTGTGGGTATTATTCTAAACAAACCAAATGTTTTGAAATTACACAAAAATCATTGAAATTGACGACTGATATATTATACTTGGCCCGATCTCTCGGATATGCTGCATATCAGTCGCAATGCGATATCTCGACCGCGTATAAAGGCGAACAACGAAGTGATATATTTTATCATATACATATATCTGGTGCAAATTTGGAAGAGATTCCTACTGTTCATACAAAGCTAGATTTTTTTGGAAAAAATCAAACCAAAAACCCGCTAATGGTCGATATTACGGTTCGACCAATTGGATGGGGTAAATATTATGGATTCACACTTGATGACAATCATAGATATTTATTGGGTGATTTTACGGTTTCTCATAATACTACATTAGTCAAAGAGGGGATCAGTAAAATTTTGGGACGAGAATTTGCATTCATTGCACTGGGTGGAACAGGCGATGCGAGTTTTTTGGAAGGCCATTCATACACATACGAGGGAAGTACGTGGGGTAAAATTATGCAAATATTAATTGATAGTAAATGTATGAATCCTGTTATTTATTTTGACGAGTTGGATAAGGTAAGTGATACTCCACGCGGCGAAGAAATCATTAGTATTTTAACACATCTAACGGATACTACACAAAACAACCAATTCCACGATAAATATTTTTCGGAAGTGGATTTTGATTTGAGTAAATGTCTGTTTATTTTTAGTTATAACGACGAATCCAAGGTCAATCCTATTTTGAAGGACCGTATGTACAGAATTCATACAAAAGGATATGATACAAAGGAAAAGGTTACGATTGCTCGCAATTATTTGTTGCCAAAAATCCGCGAACAAGTTAGTTTCAAAGAGGAAGATGTAATTATTCCCGACGAAACATTGCAATATATCATTACGAATCAAAGTTTGACAAAAGGAGAAGATGGCGTTCGAAATCTGAAACGTTGTTTGGAAATCGTTCATACAAAACTTAATTTGTTTAGATTAATGAAACCGGATAAAAACTTGTTTATAAAGGAGATGGATTTGAAGGTGTCGTTTCCATTTACGGTTACGCAAAAAGTGGTCGATATATTTATTAAAAACGAAGAATCGCAGAATCAAAGTTTGTTATCAATGTATGTATAAACGAATAAAACGAATAAAACGAATAAAATATATAAAAGTTCACTTGTATTATATTGTATAAAAGATAACGAATGGAAAATAAAAGCGTAAATGAAACAGAAGACCCTCCGAATGATGATGATTCGATTTTAGAATCGGTTCGATTAATGCAAACGGCAAAAACATATATTCAATATTTACCAACCCAATTACAAAATGAAGAATATAAAAAAATATGCGATCTGGTCGAAAAATACATAGAAACATATTGTAAGCATAATATTGTATATGACGAGATCGATATACCTCCTGATAACAGTAAACCGATACGCTATTGTACACATTGTTATAAAACATTCAAGTAAAAATCAATCCGAACGAATACAAATCAATTATTCATATTTTGTTAGCACGAATGCTAACAAAATATATGCATATATTATAAATTGTTCATAAGCATTTATTTCCCAATTGCGGTTTCTCCTCCCAACATATTTCCGCCACGAGTTTGCAACATTTTAATTTGATTGGCGTCTAAACACAATGGTCCGTGAGAATTCGTTAGTCCAGAAGACCCACCTGTGCAATTTGTTGAACCGTGGGCTTTGGAATAAATATCAAGTGAATTATCGGGCGTATCAGGTGAGCATAATAATCCTTTAAACCCAAATACTTTTTTGCAATTTTGTTGCACAGTTGCATCGACAATACTATTAGTATCTTTTGAATCGATTACATTATTAGCAGGATAAGTTGTGTATGAATGTGATTTCATTCCATTAAACCCTTCGTATGGAAATTGATGTGAAAAAAGAGTACTTTTTGAATATGGGGTGATATTGCAACAAGAATGCCATAATGTAATACTAATTACAATCAAAAGTGTGATTATTGTTAATATGAAACCGAACGAGAATTTCATTTGCTTATACATATTTGTAAGATAAAAATAAATATTAAGCGGGACAAGAAATATCTTTTTGAATAATCAAATTTGGCAAGGGTTGTTTTATATATTGGCTTATATAGGAATTAAGATTCGAATCAGATTGAATACCTTGAATTGATTTATATAACTTTTGTAAAGGACATAGCATTTTGGTTAATGCAGGCGTAATAACTGCAGTATTCACTTGCTCTTGAATTGTTTTTAATATGGTTGGTATGTTTTGTATTGTTTGGGATAGATTGTTCGATTGTTCGATTGTTAAATCTTTTAAATGGTTAAAATTTCCTAAATGTTTTGAAGAGATAGATTTTAAATTATCCGTTATTTCTTGTATTTGATTTATAGATTCTGTAGCAAATTCAATGTTTTCTTCTTCTTTTGATACAATCGTTGATTCATTTTCACCAATTGTATTTTGACTATCGGCTATCATTGGATTAATAACATTATTGATATTATTGGAAAATTTTGTAAGATTTGCCTTATACGTTTTATCATCTAAAACTGTTTTTGCTATTTTGTTATTACACGCTTTACTATAATAAAATGCGGGATCGCAAAAATTCATTTTATTGTATAATTCGTATTTTAATGCTATCGTCATAATAGATACAAAAAGTATAAATAAAATAATAATAATAACAGAGGCAATAACCGAAATTTTATTATATGTAAAATAATCAATTGAAATATATTTTTCCATAACCTTTTATATAATATACATTTTAAAATTATAATTTGGAGCGAGCCGGAGCCATAAGGAACGTTGGCGAAGTTTAAAACGACAATTAAACTATATAATATAGTGAATTTTTCGAGATAATATTTAACCTACGCTACATTCAGTAGTCGGGCTAACTCCAATGGGTTTGGTGTGGGTGTTGGCGCTGAGGTTGGTCCCATTTTTGCATCATTAACATCACTAATTGATTTTACTAATGTATTTAATGAACTACCATTTACTGAATTTACCGTTTTTATTGCACCATCAGAAATATAAGTATTTAACATAAATACACCCGCCATTTTTTGCATTGTATCTTTTAACAATGTAATATTTTTTTGCATTATGATTCCTAAATTATTGGATACATTCGAATTAGATGCTGCATCGTTTACTATCTTTGATGACAAACGATCTGTATTATTTTGCAAACGGTTAGCAACCGTGTTAATTTGGTCATTTTTATTATAAATATCAGAATTGGCGTTAGTTATTGCTTCAGATTGAGCATTCTTTATATAATTTTCAAATTTTTTCTGAGGATCTTCTCCAAATAAATGTGCACTACTGATTACGCTAATTTTATTTTGATAATCATTTTTATTTACATAAATATATAAAATGAGAATGGCTATAAAAATACAAAAAATAAAAAATAAAATGAGAATCGTTTCGCCCCATTGCGTATATGCATTCGTTTGTGGCGGAATAAACAATGTTTGTGTGATATTTTGATTGATGTTTTCCATTATTTATAAATTCGTTGTTATAGTATAAATTTATAATATTATATCTAAATATACATAAATACTAGTAGATTATTTATGTATATATCATTGAACACTCGAAATGTCGGAAAATATGAATATAAACGACCTTGAACGGTTAAATTTGAAGAAGCTAATCAATGAAAGTAATTGTGAAAACAATACCGACTCTATCCGTCAGTTGAAACATAGCGTTAAAATTCGCGACGATATTCGTCGCCTTGAAAAGTTAAAAGTAAAGAGAATCGATTTGCGAAATTCGAACCCAGAAGAATTTTTCGAATTGGCTCAAAGCGAATGCAATTTTTTATTCAATAATTATATGGATATTTTTACAAGGGTTATGAAGGATGAATTGGATTTGAATATAATGACACGATTGTTAGGGGTATTAAAAATGATTGAAGAAGGAAAGGTGGATCAACATGAGGGATCAGTATTGGTCGGTCGAATTTTAAAAGAATTGTATTTAGATTCTGCAGTAAAACGCGCGGATAATTTGGATAGAGAACGTAATTCGGAAAAGATAGAACCAATGGAATGTAAAAATATTTCGTGGGCTGAATATAAAAAAATGAACGTTTAAATTGTATTGTATTGTATTGTATGTTTGGATCTACCCGGAGCCATACGGAACGTTAGGCGAAGGTTAGTCAGTTTGGAGCGAGCAGGAACCGTTAGGTGTAGGTGAGCGACTGAACTCCGTAAACGAAGTCGAAGGAGTTTTATTTTTAGCAGTATAATGTGAACCTTTTTTTCCACAATTATCATCACCTAATCTACAAACCGCAGCCAAATCATATTTAATTGCACCAGTAATCACATCCATCTCACCAAATTTTTTACATCTATCACCATCATATGGATAGTTATTTGTACGTTCGATAAAATGTAGACAATTTGAACAAATAGGTAATTCTTTATTCCTTATGTAAAATATTTCAAACTCCTTCATTAAAGTTCCGGTGTTAGGTCGCTCACCTACGCTTGCGCTTCGGCTCGCTCCAGTATATAATTTTCTATTTCGTATAATAAAATGAATAGGCTTATACATTTTTATTATATTATATTATATTAAATATAATATCTTTATATTATTTTTGTTCCGTTGATAATGAGCGTTTTACAGAAATTACTTTTCTATTTTTCTATTTTCTAATTTTTCTAAGTTTTCTAATCGTTTATCAAATCCGTACATTTTATCAATAACTTCTTTATGTCTAATAACAGGTAATATATAATGATTATATGTTGATAGAATACCACAAGCCATTGAAATACCCCCAATACCCCCAATAATACCAATAAATATTTTGTCCTTCATTTGATAATTATAATATGTATGTGATATTTAAATAAATTATGGAGCGAGCCGGAACCGTTAGGTGTAGGTGAGCGACCTAACTCCGCAGACATAGTCGAAGGAGTTTGATATGTATTTCAATTTTATTGTAAATTTCAAACTCCTTCACTAAAGTTCCGGAGTTAGGTCGCTGACCTACGCTTACCAAATTTACAATATTGTTTTTGAGAAAATCCTTTTGGACGATTGCAATTAATACTTTTTTTATATTTTATACTCCATTTTTTACCTATCTTTTTTTTACTTCTTGTCATAATGTTATAATGACATAAAATATTTTTTTTAGACCTTCCGCCTCTAGTATATTCGAGGGATTTTAATAACATTATACTTTTAGATGTTTTAATATTTTTTCCATTAATCGTATATTTAATGGTTTTATAAAAAGAAGGATAACACGATAATTCGTAGTCAATATATAATTGTGAATTACATTTAAAATCTATTTTTTCATTTTCACACCCAGAAATTAATGTATTTTTATTACAATCTGTCTCGTTTACGACTGGATATGCACCCGTAAATAATATTTTTTTAAATGTAGATAATTCGTCAGCTACCTTATGGTCAAAATAAATAGCTACATATCCAATAGAACTCATACTTGCTAAATTTGCTAATTTATGTTTATTATTTAAGTTAACCATAATATCTATAACATTTTTTACATCTTCGGGATGAGTTTTGCCATATTGTATATCTAATTCATCTATATAACGATTGATAACAATTGAATAATTTGAATATTCTACATATGGTAATGTTTTTAATTTGGCTTTTACCAAAGGTGTTAAATATGGTATAGCAATAAATACATTTATTTTATTAAATATATCATTATATTTTTTACCCAGATATATATTACTATACAGTTGGCTTCCCGTATAAGACATATCATCGCAATAAATACATAATATATCTTTATAATTTGTTCCATTATTCGCAATTTTTTTAGCAATATTTACCAAATTTGTTGTAAATTTTATTTTACTTCTAAAATTCTCATTCTCAAAAATATCTTTATAATCAGGATGAATATTTAAATGATGAAATAATAATAACGTTACCCACATATTTGATTTACTGATTTCTTCCGGTACTAAGAAATAAATAAATTCATATTTTTGATTTTCTTTTATTTTTATAATTAATTCATTTGCAATAGATTCAACATTTTTTAAAAATGTATTAAAATCAATGTATTTGAATATTTTCATTAATGATTTTGCAAAAAAAAGATATGGTTCTTTAACTTTTTCTTGTGAATCGCTCTCAACTTCTGGTGAAAATTTTTCGATATTTGAGTACCATTTTTGAATATTTTCTTCATTTAAATTTTTTGTTCCAATGATTTCTTTTGGAATATATAATTTCGATTTGTTTTCATTATAAAAAATTTCAAATGTTTCTAATGATATTTCATCCATTTTTAATATAATATATAATGTATATATATTATTGTAATGATAAAAGGTGTAAAGGCTATCCGCTTATAATTATTATACAAAAATGACAAATGTTATATCTAACGATGATACGCACTGGACGAAACTGCCTGCTCATTTTATCGATAAATATCCTTTGATAAAAGAATATTTATTTTCAGATAAAAATGATAAATTCCCTGTATTTTACAAGTTGCTATCCACTATTTTGTATTTACGACGACATTTGGGTTGCGCGATTGATCCAACGGAAGCCGTTTACGCTGATGGTATAAATTCGATAGATTCACTCATTTTCCAAAATGTGGAAAATGGCGATTTACCGAAAGTTTTGCAATATGTTGTTAATATTGCGAGTAGATATATAAATTCATTTGATGAATTTGCAACCAAAGACAAAATAATTATAATTGATCGCTTGATTCAATACACTAAAATATGAATCAAAAATATGAATCAAAAATATGAATCAAAAATGCATATAAAAAAATGCATATAAAATACATCATATAATATAACAAAAATATCGAATAAAATGGAGTACGATTTCCATTTGCATAATATCAATTGTCGGGGGTCTAAACATTATGCATTATTATCATTGTATGTTGATAAAAACGACCGCGAATTATATGAATATTATAAATTCCAATGCGATGCACACAATTATGCAATGTCTATCGAAATGTTTCCAAATTCTGGATTTGATATTTTTTTCCCAGAATCTGTACTTTTTAGCAGACCATTTGAAAATAGATACGTAGATTTTAACGTTAGAGGCGAAATGTACATAATTGATATTGAAGCCCAGACTAAAATACCGACCGGATATTATATTTATCCTCGATCAAGTATATCCAAGACGCCTCTTATGTTGTCAAATCATACCGGAATTATAGATAGTGGATACAGGGGGAATTTAATAGGTGCATTCCGTTATTTATCGTCAAACCAAAATGCGACGTATAATGTTGAGCAATATACTCGATTAATACAAATATGTGCACCGACTCTTTGTCCTATTTTTGTTCGATTAGTTGACGCTGACGATTTTGTCGATACCACGCGCGGTTCTGGTGGGTTTGGATCAACGGGTATATAAAAATGGTGTTTTTATAGATAAATATATATGTATATAGTAAATGAATATTCCTATCAGATATTTACCAAAAAAATTAACAAACGATGATAAAAAAACACAATTTAAAATGTTAATAAAATCAAAAAAAATGTATAAAAAACATAAATATTATACACGTAAAAATGTATCATCTTATAAAAATAAAAAGTCGAGCCATATATTAAATGCTCGTAAAATATATGACATAACAAATATCACACCCAATGCAGAATTGGCATTGAAAACAGGTTGTAATATATCAGCATTAAATCATATTGTACAAAAAGGAGAAGGAGCATATTATTCATCTGGTTCAAGACCGAATCAAACACCGCAATCATGGGGATTAGCGCGATTGGCGAGTTCGTTAACTTCTGGAAAATCAGCCGCGGTTGATTATGACATAATCAAAAATGGTTGCAATCATAACAAAAAAGCATTTATTTTAGCAAATAAATCAAGAAAAAAATATAAATATGGGCATTCAAAAACAAAAAAATTGGTGTTTGTATTATAAACTCTGAATGTGGTAGCCGAACGAATAATAATAGGTTATTATTATTCGTTTAATAACGTACTAGATAACTGGAGCGAGCCGGACTACCGAAGGTAAGCGACCTAACTCCGGAACTTTAGTGAAGGAGTTTGTTAAAATAAATTTTTATTTATTGAAGTTGGCAACCCATGGCCAAATAACATCATATATACTAATATCAATGCTGATAATAATATAGTTCTATTTTCAGCAACTGTTCGATTTTGTCCCAATACATAAATCATAAAAATATATAATAAAACCCCAATCATTACTGAATGAAACAACATAGTTAGTCCGTTTTCCATTTTTTGTATATATATATATATAAATATAACTGAGAAAATAATATTGTTATATAATTCTCTAAATATTCTTTATTTTTTCCGATATCAAAAAAACTTATTTAGAATATTGAAAAAAGGTACATTTTCCCCGCCCTTTTTAATATCATCGAATATATTCGTATAAATTTCAATAATATTAGTATCATTGATAAACAAATAAATATTGTAAATAATAAATAATATTGCTAATATGATTGAATCGCGTAATAAATGAATTTGTGATTCTTGGAATAATAGTAATATCAATGGTATAATTTTTATTGTAATTAATCCAATAACATATTTAATAATAATTAATATATTCGTATTATATGATATAAATGCGCCGATAGTTGCAATATTATGAGTTGTTGCACATATTAATGCCAGTTTTGGATTCGGAAAAAATTTTACTATTTTACTGGATATCATTGATATTACATAAAAAATAATAAACCATAAAAATATCCAATATGAAAATACGAAGACACTATTAAATAATTTTAGTTTATCAATGGAAGCGTTAAACTCATTCGATGTATCCAATGGAGTTTGAATATTTATATTATTCATTCTTATTCGTTTATTATATATATTAGATTGTATATAATAAATAAGGTATTATATTATTTTTTTTGAGCAATTTCATAGCAACTTAATAACAACTGTTCGTCGGATGATAATTTTTGGAATGTTATACAGTCGTCAAATTTATATTGAATGAATCGCATTTTATTTTTACATAAAACGTGCGTACCGTTGTCTAAAAATTTGATATCAACCACGATTCCACCGTTTGTTAAACTTAACTCCTTCACTAAATCTCTGGGGTTCGTTCGCTCACCTACGCTTACCTTCGGTAGCTGGCTCGCTTCAAAACTATGATGTGTATTTGTATTTGTATTTGTATTTGGTTTACGCATCCATCGAATATGTTTCCCTTTATGTAATTGATAAATTTGATTTATTAGGCGATATTCTATTAATTTTGCACAATATTCGATTATTTGTTCTTTTGCCAATCCCATTTCTTGGAACTCGCAGAAAATTTCACTTGAAATATCAGAAAGCGTTTTATTATCTAAATGTTCGCATTCGATATTAGCAACGGCTGCAAGTAGTGCATCGATATTAATGGTAGATTTTAGAGATTCGTCGTTTTTCGCATTTGCAATAAATTCACTTATTGTTATATGATTTGTGTTATGGGCCATTCTTGGTATTATGTTTGCTTATTGTTTTATTATGTTTTTTGAAAATGATGAATTTATAAGGGCAATAATATATTCGGTAAAACTGGTATTTATCAATAATAATGAACCACACGCAAAAATTAATTTATCGTCGTTTTTACGTAATTCGTGTGTACGAAAAGGATGAAATCTAAAAATTAAAAACAATGCTATCATAAATTGAATAAATGTACTTAACCATCGTAAATAAAGAGGATCAATGAAAAAAATACCAAAAAATATTATAATATAAAAAATATGTAAAATGGTTATCAATACTATAAAAACAGGGTATTTGATATCATCAATAATAGAATCAAAATTTGAAAATATATTATTTATCCATTCGAATTTCATTGTATAAAATATTGATATATTTTATTTTATTTTATATGGAATATGTTGTTGTTATCCATCGAATAGGTTTCGTATTTAGTGGCATTTTTGTAGGTAAATTATTATCAGTTGATATTATTGGTAAAATATTTTCAATTATATAATAAGTAATGTCAGTTAGTTTGTTTTTATGATCGTTGTCAATAAAACCACGTTTTGATATATAATCTTTAAAAATATTTTGCGCATTATTCGATAGATTGCCATTATTATCAAACAAAGCAACTCCGAAAGATATCTGATTATTTAAATCCGATTTAACACCTGGATATATATTTTGCGTTGGATATTTTGAAATATCACCGGTCTTAATCCATTTCATATATTGCCATACGGGTGTATTATCCGTAGATGATGTTGGTATATTGGGAATAACGCATTCTATGCAATAATATAATATATCTTCCAGTTGTTTTTTAGATTTTTGTGTTATTACCTGACCTACTAAGTAAGTCTTATATAATTGTCGTCCTGCACTAGTGGGTTTATTATTTTCATCGAATAATTTATTTATTATACTGTTTATTTCTGCATTTATATCTTTGTTTTTCACTGCAAAAAAAGAGAAAAAATAATCTGCCCAGTAATTATCCGAGTCATTATTGTTTTCGTTTTCATTATCGTTTTCTTCAGGATATCTAACTTCACGAGGTAGTGTTCGAATTCCTTCTTGAACATATAATTGATTTTGAATAAAATAATGAGTAAATAATACGATAAAAATACCACCAAGAATTAAATAAATAGTTGGATAAATAAATGGTTTTATTTTTTTAAAATTCATTATTATAATAATGTTATATTTATTTACTGTCAAACTCCTTCGATATGCGTTGCACATCTCCGGAGTTCATCACCGCAGGAAGCTCTCCTCCGCTACCTACGGTAATCCGGTTCGCTCCATCAAATCCATCAAATATATCGCAATATATTATAACGAGTAAAATAATAATAAAACTATTTTTGATAGATTTGATAGATTTGATTAATATATAATGATGATTGTAAATAAATATAAATTATTAGAAAAAATAGGAGAAGGGAAATTTGGGTTTGTATATAAAGGAGAATATGTTAAAACGGCCGAACCGGTCGCAATAAAAATGGAGCAGCTTAATTCTCCTATAAAATTGTTAAAACACGAAACAACTATATTAAATTATTTGCACAATAACAAATGCCGATCGATTCCATCTGTATATTGGTACGGAGTTTACCATGAAACGACTAGCCTGGTTATGTCATATTACAATATATCACTTTTTGATTATGCTTCTGATATTGCATTAACAGAAACAAAGATTAACCGCATTATGTGGAAAGTAATTGATATATTCGAGAATATACATTCTCATGGGGTGATTCATCGAGATATCAAACCTCAAAATTTTATGATAAAAGATGATGAATTATTTTTGATTGATTTTGGATTATCTAATATATATATTGACGAAGATCACTCTCACAATATAGCGCAAAACGATACCGTATTTATTACCGGAACTCCTAAATACATAAGTACGCATATTCACTCTGGGAAACATCCATCTAGACGCGATGATTTGATATCCGCTGCATATATGTATTTGTTTTTGTTGACAGGGTATTTACCGTGGGAAACAATTGCTAATGTGCCACACGGTTGCGAATATCCAGAAAACCATATTTTACATTATAAAAACCAAGAACGCGCTCGTTGTAAAAAAATAGAATCATTAAGACCATTGTGTAATACTATTAATATGAAACTTGTATCATTTATTGATAATGTTTATTCGTTAGAATACCAAGATACTCCAAAATATTTAACATTAAAACATTTATTTTAGAGCGAGCCGGAACCGTTAGGTGTAGGTGAGCGATTGAACTCCGTAAACGAAGTTAAAGGAGTTGGAACGATATGAAGTGAATATAAAATTGAAATGTTTTTTACTTAAATAGCTTATAAGTATCATTAACCAACTAATATATTATCAAAAATAAAATGACGGAATACAAAGCCAATCAAACTCCTTCGATATGCGGTGCACATCTCCGGAGTTCAGTCGCTCTCCTCCGCTCACACTCCGGCTCGCTCCAACAAGGTCCATTGAGTTTAGCCGATCGCCTTCGCCAAATAGGTACGCCTAATGCTCGCTTCACACAAAGGGTACAAGGATCTTCGAATTCTGTATGGTGTACATCTGTACCAGTGGAACGGATTCCTTCAAAATTTGGAGCGAGCCGAAGTGAAAAGAAGTGCTCTCTATCTCGAGAGAAACAGGAGGAATTTGACGAAAATGCGTATTATGAAAACAAGCGTATTCAAGACGAAATTGATGAGATGAACGATCGTGGTCGAGAGTCTGATAAATTCTTCGAAGCAGTTAAACGCGAAGAATATGCAAAAGAAAGAAAGAAGAAAGAAAAGGAAAAATCTGAAAGACTAATTGAAAGTCTGGAAG